TAAATGGAAGCAATTAACCCTATTATTAGAAAGATAACTATAGGGGATTTAAAGCAGGGTCTTACCTATCAGGTAGGCCAAAGAATGCTAGGAGGGTCCCTTAGAGTTACAGCCATCATTCAAGATGAGGCAGCGTGGTACAAACATCAACAAGTAGTGTACGACGTATACGTAAAAAAAGAGACTGAAGAGTTCTCTAGACCATGGAAGAGGTTTTTCTCTCAACCTACGGCAATAGAGTACAACACAGACAATCTAGAAGAGTACGAGGTAAAGTAAATTTAAAGACAAAGACATGAGGCCAATTAAAGATAGCTACTGGATAGAGGTAGAAAAAGAAACAGAAGATACCATCATGTTAAACGGAAAAGAGTTGTATAGAGATACTTCTTACGACCCTATGAAGTTAGCAAGGCAGTATGGTATAGTTTACAGGACTCCGATTCACGATACTAAGGATTCGGGAATACAGGAAGGTGATAAGGTATGGTTCCACCACTTTATAGCTACACCTGTAAACCTTGTTAAACACGCAGATAAAGAAAACATATATCAGGCTAATATGGACCAGATATACCTAATCAAAAGGGGTGATAAGTATATCCCTGTAGGTGTTTGGAACTTTATGGAGCAAGAAATGAAAGATCCAGAAAAATCAGATTCTGGTATATTTTTAGGATCAGAGGCTCAAGAAGTGGACTTGCATGGTGAAGCTGTTATTATTAACGAGTGGATGAAGGAGCAAGGAGTTGAAGAGGGAGATAGAGTGATGTGGAGCGAGAACTCTGAGTACGATATGGATATAGATGGAAGAAAGCTTCTTCGTATGCGTAACTTTGATGTTCTTTGTAAGTATGAAAGATAGTAATAAAAACTACGCTCTTGAAACTTTAGAGAAGCTGATAGAGGCTAGTAAAGGTGCTATTGATCTTTTAATAGAAGAGATTAGCAAGCCTTTAGTAGAAGAGGACGATGCTAGACGAAGACAGGCTATAAAAGCTAAACGAGAATGCTTTGAGGACTGTCAAGAAATTCTTTTAGGTATTAAAAACCTTGAAGATAGAATTAAAGAGGGCGAGTCCCTTATAGAAGATAAAAAAGACTTTAAAGGGTCTTTTGCTGAGAGGTATGCAAAAAAGTGATAAAGTATATTTAATCGAAGGCAGCGAGGGTGAGGTTTTAGAGTTTGACAACTTAAAGATCGTATTACCCAAAAAGCCTAGATTAAAGAAAGACATACTCTACCACAACCTTCCCAAAAGAAAGCAGAGGTGGACTAGGGAAGATATGCCTAAAGGCTTAAGTAGAGATAACGCCACAGATTATGTGGACTATATAGAAGAAGAGTTTAGACGTAGAAGAGAAGGGCTTTGGTTTTTCAACAACGGAGCGCCAACCTATATTACAGGTTCTCACTATATGTTTATTCAGTGGAGTAAGATAGATGTTGGATACCCTGATTACAGGGATGCTAACAGGACGTTCTTTATTTTTTGGGAAGCGTGTAAGCTAGATAAAAACTCTTATGGGATGTGTTTCCTTAAGAACAGACGTAGTGGTTTTTCGTACATGGCTAGTAGTGAAATTGTAAATCAGGCTACTCAGACTTACGACAGTAACTTTGGTTTGCTATCTAAGACTGGTGCTGATGCTAAGACAATGTTTACAGACAAGGTGGTTCGTATATACAGGAACTACCCTTTCTTTTTTCAGCCTATACAAGATGGTTCTAGTAATCCTCGTGTGGAGCTAGCCTTTAGGGAGCCTGCTAAAAAGATTACTAAGAATCAAAAACACATAGAGAAGTCTGAGGCTTTAAACTCTACAATAGATTGGAGAAACACCGCAGACAACAGTTATGATGGTATGAAGCTTAAACTTCTAATCCATGATGAGGCTGGAAAGTGGACAGGTCAAAATTCTATTAAGAAGAACTGGGGGGTTACACAGACCTGTTTACTTTTAGGTCGAAAGGTTGTTGGTAAATGTATGATGGGTTCTACTGCGAACAAGCAGCAAGATGGTGGTGCAGAGTTTAAAGATATATTTTACGACTCTAATACTGACGATAAAGACCTTAACGGCAGAACTAAAAGTGGTTTATACAAACTATTTATACCTGCGTACGATAACTTAGAAGGCTTTATGGATGAGTATGGTTACTCTGTTATAGAAACCCCTAAAAAGCCTATTATGGGTATTGACGAAATGCTTGTAGATATTGGGGCTAAAGATTATCTTCAAAACAGAAGAGAAGCTTTAAAGAACGATACTACAGCTTTATCTGAATTTAAACGTCAGTTTCCATTTACTATAGAGGAATCCTTTAGGAATGACACACAAAGTTGTATCTTTGACGTTGAAAGAATCTATCAACAGATGGATTATAACGAGGTTAATAACGCAACAACGACTAGAGGAGAGTTCGTTTGGAGAAATGGGAAACAAGACGAAGAGGTTATTTGGATACCTCATAGAAAAGGTAAGTGGGAGATTAGTTGGGTTCCAGAACATCAAGATCAAAACGTTATCTCTAGTAGATACGGTAAAAGATTTCCTGGAAGGACAGATGTCTTGGTGGCAGGCTGTGACCCTTATGACCATGACACCACTACTGATGGTAGGAGATCTGATGCTTCTGCTCATGTTTTTCATAAGTTTAGCATGGCAAGTGATGCGTCTATGCAGTTTGTGTGTGAGTATATTAATAGACCGCCTAAAGCGGAAATATTTTACGAAGACATGATTAAGATGTGTGTCTTTTATGGTTGCCAGATATTAGTGGAGAACAACAAGGTAGGTATATTAAAGTACTTTGAGAATAGAGGATACTATGAGTACCTTATGGATAGGCCAGATATGACGCATACAGATTGGAGTAGAGGTAAGCAAAAGACAAAGGGTATACCTGGATCTGGTGCTGCTGTAATTAACGCTCAAGCAGAAGCTATAGCTACGTATATATACAATCACGTTGGTCAGAATGAAGAGACTGGTGAGATGGGAAGATGTTATTTTAACGTCTTACTTGATGACTGGAGTAGATTTGAAATAGATAACAGAACAAAATACGATGCTAGTATATCGTCCTCGTTGGCTTTACTGGCTTCACAGAAGTATATAAAACCTAAAAAAGAATTAAAAATATCGTCTCCTTTAGTTAAAAGGTACAACAACAAGGGGATGGCTAGTAAAAAATTAAGGGCATGATTTACAATAACAGCAAGGAAGAGTTAAACGGCTATCCTTCTCCTCTATCTACTAACGAAGAAAAAGCTACTAATAGCTATGGTCTTAGTTACTTTAAGGCTATGTACTACGAGTGGAAGAACAACGGAGATGTATACTTCAGAGATATTAAAATGAGGTACGCTCGTAATAGGAGTTACGCTGAAGGTAACCAAGACGTTGGTAAGTACAAAGACTTGCTTGACGTTCAAGGAGACTCTTCTTACCTTAACATAGACTGGACTCCTGTATCTATCATTCCTAAGTTTGTTGACGTTATTATCAACGGTATGGTGAACCAGGAGTATGATGTTAAAGCTAAGTCTATAGACCCAATAGCTGCAGCAGAAAGACTTGATAAGAAGAAGAAGATGTTTGCTGATATGATCAACAAAGACTTCTTGGAGGAGATGGAAGATCAGACTGGTGTACCTATGACGTCTAAAGGTTTTGTAGCTGAAACCCCTGAAGAGATCGAAATGTTTATGGCCCTTAACTATAAACAAAACGTGGAGATTGCTTTAGAAAAAGCTATTGAGTATACCCTTGATGTTAACGACTACGACGAGCTTAAACGTTATATGATACGTGACCTTGTAGTTTTAGGTATATGTGCTGCTAAGACAGAGCTATCCAAAACAGAAGGTGTAAAGATTCGACACGTAGACCCTGCTAACCTTATTACTTCTTTCTCTGCGAAGCCTGACTTTAAAAACATACGTCACGCTGGAGAGATTTACTCTATTACTATTGCTGATCTTAAACAACAAGCAGGAGACGAGTTTAGTGAGGAAGAGTACATATCTATAGCTAAACAGTACGCAGGAAAAAATAACAATCCTATTAACTACAGCACTACAGCGTTTTACGATAATGGTAGTGAGACTTACGACTACGACAAGTTTAGTATTAATATATTAGACGCTGAGTTTATTACCTCACACTCTTTAAAATACGAGAAAAAAGAGAACAAGCATGGAGGATACTCTGTAAACAAGAAAGGGCCTAAGTACAAGGCTCCTAAAAAGTCTAAGACTAAAAGGGAAGATCTAGGGTCTACTGTAAAGGTTATATATAAAGGTAAGTACATTGTAGATACAGACTATATCTTTAACTACGGGTTAATGAAAGATATGCCTAGACCTAAGTCTAACCTTTCAGAAACCAGACTTTCGTATATAGTTTATCAACCAAACTTATACAAAATGAAGTCTAAGTCTTTGGTGGATCGTATGATTCCTTTTGCTGATCAAATACAGTTAGCTCACCTTAAAATTCAACAAGTGCTTGCTAAGGCTAGACCAAAGGGTGCTGCGTTTGAGATTGGTTCTTTAGAGAACGTATCCAAGGGAGATGGTGGTACTTTTACTCCTATGGAGCTTCAAGAAATCTACGATCAAACTGGTAATATTTACTATCGAAGGATAGATGATGAAGGTCAGATGACTGGAGCTATGCCTATTCAGGAGTTAGAGAATGGTATTGGTAGAGACTTCGGTACTCTTATCAACGTGTACCAGCACAACTTACAGATGCTTCGTGACGTTACAGGTGTTAACGAGGCTAGAGACGCTTCACAGCCATCTAGCGAAGCTTTGGTGGGTGTACAGAAGTTAGCACTGCTAGCATCCAACAACGCTACTAGAGATATTAATGACGCTTACCTTAACGTAACAAAAAGAGTATCTCAAAGTATTACTGTTCGTATGCAGGATTTGGTAAACTTCAAAGGTCTTCATGGTATGTACACCAATGTTATTGGTGAGACTTCTATGCACAGTATAGATATGATGAAGAAACTTTCTGTCCACGAGTTTGGTATTACTTTAGATGTAGCACCTAGCGAGGAGGAGAAACAGATGATGGAACAGAACATACAGGTTTCGTTAGCTCAGAAAGAACTAAGGCTAGAGGATGCTATTATGATTCGGTCTATTAGAAACATTAAGATGGCTAATCAGATGCTTATCCTTAGAAGGACTAAGTACCAGAAAGATCAGCAAGCTCAAGCACAGCAAGCTTCAGAACAAAACGCTATGCTACAGCAACAGTCAGCACAACAAGCTGCACAACTTAAGCAGCAGGAGTTGCAGACTGAGATGCAAATCGAGCAAGCTAAAGCTCAGGCTAAGGTTCAGGCAGATATGCAGCTTAAACAACTAGAGTATCAGCTTAAAGAGCAGTTCGAGCAATCACAGCACGAAAGAAGGCTTAGAGAGATAGAGCTATCCAACCTTGGTAAGGAAGGTCAGGCGTCTATTCAAGGGTCTGTAAGAAAAGAAGTTCAACAACAATCTGCTATGAATCAGTCTCAAATGATAGAGCAAAGACAGGGCAAAAGAGGCCCTCTAGGTCAGGAAAAACAGGAAGTAGAGGAATAATATTGCGATTACAAATAAAATCGTTATATTTGCGAAATAACAAGTAAATTTAATTAACATGGATATAAGAGAACAATTAGTACAGAAGTTTGGGGGAGAGGTTCAACAGAACCAACCCCAGCAAAATATTGTTGACTTGACTGGTGATGAAAACCAAGCAGTTGAGACAACAGAGAATACAACTCAGGAAGAACCTGGTGTTGTAGACTTAACAGGAGAGAGTTCTTTAAATACTGAGGAACCCAATGTTGACGAACCTCAAGGTAGTCAGCAGGAAGAGGGAGAGGAAATCAGTGATGACGAAGTTGTCTTACAATACCTTAGCGAGAAGCTTGGGCGAGACCTTTCATCATTTGATGATCTTAACACCCCTGTATCTGAAACAGAAAGTAGTGACTTCGCTAGCGAGCAGCTTCGAGTTATTAACGACTATGTTAAAAACACAGGGCGTACAGTTCAAGATTACCTAAACACTCAATCTGTTGATTTGTCTGACGTGTCTGACGACGCTGTAATCAAGGAGTATCTACGTGTAGAGAATCCAGGTTTAACTGAAGCTGAGTTAAATGATTATATTACAGCCACTTACAAAACAGACTCTGAAGAGTATACTGCGAGAGATGTTAACGCTGGTAAGGTTCAGCTTAATAAGGACGCTAGAGCTGCTAGGGACTATTTTAACAAAGTGAAAGAGGATTACGCTACGCCTTTAGAGTCTAGCGATCCTGGAGTATCTGCTGAAGATAGAGCTGAGTGGATCAGTCAAATGGAGTCTACGGTTAGTGACTTAGAAGGATTATCATTTTCTATGAACGACCAAGGCGAAGAGTACATCTACAATCTAGACGACGATGCTCGTCAAGAGATTAAAGGGTACAACTCTGATCTAGAAAACTTTTTCGACAAGTATGTAGACCAAAGCGGTAGCTGGGACTTTGATAAACTTAATACGGATATGTACATCCTAAATAACATCGACAAGATTGTTAGGGGAGTTGCTAATCAGTATAGGAGCAAAGGAACAGAAAGCGTAATTAATGAGATTAAGAACCCGTCGTTTACACAAGATAAGCAAGCGGCAACTCAAAAACAAGAGTCAACCCTCGATATGTTAAGAAGACAAATTCTTGGTTAAAAATTAATTATTTATTTTAAAAATATAAAAAAATGGCAACAGTAGGTTTAGGTACTAACTTGGTGGCAACTCCATCAAGTGTAGCGGTTGCAACAACAGCGAACTATATTAGCACTGGAGATTTAATCGCTTCAGGGACTACAACTGCAGGAACACTTTCGCAGCGTGATGTTGATGAGCAACTAGTAAAACGATACGGTAATCAAGGTATTACTGGATTAATGGAGTTCTTAGGAACTAAAAAAGAAACAACAGCTCAAACTTTTGAGCACTATGAGGAAGCACTTCTTCATAACTCGTTTACAGGATCTATTTCTGGAGACGACTTAACAGTAGCTTCTGGAAACAGAGACTCTGCTGGTAATACTGCAGTTCGTGATGGAGACCTTATTTTGGGTAACTCAGGAACTACTTACTACGTTACGGGTCAGCATGATGATGGTTTGGCTTCTTCTCAACCAGAAGAGCAGTTTAGAATTAAGGTTGTAAGCACTGGTGCGGTTGCAGCAGGTCAAACTGACACAACATTTGCTATTGTTGGTAACGCTTATGCAGAACAAACTGGTCAACCAATAGGTTTAACACCTCGTGTTCACCACTACTCTAACAAGTGTCAGATTATTAAAGAATCTTTCACTGTTTCTGGTTCCGAAGCAACTAACGCAGTTTATGTAAAGGTTAATTCTCCTGAGCATGGATCTGGATACTTGTGGTACTTGAAGGGTGAGGCTGATACTTACCAAAGATTCCAAGATTACGCTGAATTAGCAATGATTGTTGGTACTGGTTCTTCTGTTCTTGAAGATGGTGCTACAGATGGTGCTGGAGGTTCAGTAGTTACTACAGAGGGTCTTTTACCGTTTATTGAAAACAAAGGACAATCTATGGATCTTGGTTCTTCTGCAATTACAATGGCTGATTTTGACGCTGCTGTTAAGTCTTTGGATAAATACAGAGGTTCAAAAGAAATGGCTCTTTACGCAGGTATTAACCTTTCTTTGGATATTGATGACCTATTAGCTTCTCAAGGTGCTTACGCAGCAGGTGGTGCTAACTACGGTACTTTCGCTAACAACAAAGATATGGCGTTGAACTTAGGATTTAACTCTTTCTCTCGTGGTGGTTACACTTTCCACAAGAAGACTTACGACCTATTTAACCGTCCTGACTTGTTAGGAGCAGATGGATTTAACTACAATGGTTACGGTATGTGTATTCCTATGGACTCGCAGAAAGATGCTAAGTCTGGTGAGAAGATTCCTTCGCTTCGTATGAGATACAAAGCAGCTAACGGATACTCTCGTGAGATGGAGCACTGGTTAACAGGTGGTGCAGTTCTACAAAACAAAACTAATGGTATTGATGAGTTGAAGTGCAACTATCGTACTGAGCGTGGTTTTGAAGGGTTTGCTCCTAACCGTTTCTTATTGTTCAAGAAATCATAATTATTAACATTTAAAAAAACATAAGAAAATGGAAAAGTA